TAGAAGTTTGAAGACATCCAAAAGAAAGCGCCAGCCCGAGACCACCGGAGCAGACCGGGCCAGCGCGATTATTTGATTATCAGAAAGGGGCGTCATTGCTTGGTGGTGCTTGGAAAGCATTGCCAAGGTCTGCTTTGCGGTAGCCCTTAATCTCAGTTTGAGTCTGACCGTTCCACTCACGATGCGCGACCTTCACTTTGACCGGGCGGTGATGCAGCTCAAAAGAGTCGCTGATGCTCTTGAGTCCAGCAGACTGGCAGAACCTAGCCAGGTTCTCTTGTGCAATCTCGACCGCTTTGGGGTTCGGGTTGCGCAGGTTGAAGCGGTCCCAGATGTAGCGGCCTTTATGCGCACCATCGAGGACCTCAAACTTGAACTGGAGGTAATTACCAGTGCCCGCTTTTGTCTCGCGAATCTCTGATTCGATGGCGATCACGTTATAGTAGCCCTCCGGCAGTGGTTCATATGCTGGGCGGTCTTCTTGTGAAAAGTCATAGTTGTTTGCGTTGAAGTTAATTGTTGCCATGATGGTTTTTCCTTTATCCAATGATTTTGTTGTAGATTGCTTCTAGGTTGGGTTCTTCAAATTGCGCCAGAGCGCCGCTTCTATCCTTTGCCGTCCAGATGCCATCACTTGACGTCTGAAGGGCTCTCTTGGTCTCGCCATCGACTTCCTTGACTCGCATCGCAAAGACCTCATCAAAGAAGTAAGGCAATGACTGAGGGAGCTTTTTGCCGGGCATCGTCGGCATCCAGAGCATCGCGCCACTCTCGTCTTGGATGTGCTCAGCTTTGGCAGTCATAAACACGTTGCGCGGCAAGTCCCGAAAAGCTCTGATGAGCTGAGCCATGCGGTCTTGCAGCTCGCCGTATGCCTTGCGTGGGTCTTTGCTTGCCTTCTTCTCGGCAGCAAGCACGACCTCCGCAATCTCGCTGAGCGAGTCGATGCAGACCCACCGGTAAGACTTAGCCTCATCGCTCTCAGTCAAGTACTTGTAAGCCTCTTGGACTTCCACCAGGCTCGTCACCTCGATGACTGGCAGGTCGTAACCTCGCAGGCTTAGCAGCCCGCTCTCAGCCGAGATGATGATGCAGTCTTTGGCAGTGGCGCAGAGCGTGGTCTTGCCCGAGCCTGCTGCTCCGTATGTCAGCACTTTGAGATGCTGGTGACTGGTGTCACTGGTTCTTGTTATCTTAACCATTGTTTAATCCCTTTCTTTGTTTTCACTTGTGAGCTCTTCGAGCTCGTCTACCTTCGCACAGAGGTCTGACAAGATTTTGCCAATACCCTCGATGCTCGTGATGATTTCAACGTCCCAATGGACACAGCGGCCACCAGGTTCCTCGATTGATACTTTCCAAAAGCCACCACCATCGGTCTCGATGGCTTGGGGCTCTGCTTTGATGGTGTGGTCGCGGTGGACCAGTTCAATGCGTGCGTTCATTCTGAGTACTCGCCGACGCGGATGGTGCCAGTTAGGTCGTGACCTTGCTTTCTCAATTCTGCCCAGACTTCACTATCGAGATAGTTAAGCGGCCAAGAGCCGAAGCTTGCTTGCTTGTCATCGCTGAGCCAGTACTTGCGAACCTTGGTTGCATCGTAGACTTGGCGCTTGAAGTTTTCAGAGTTATCGATGCGGGGCCAGAATTCGTCTTGCATCTCACCGAATCCGTGACCAATCAAACCAAACCTCAAGTCGGTCAGGTTTTGAATGATGACCTCTTCAACCTCAGCAGGGTCGCTGTAGAGATCCCACTCGTCATCACAATACTCGTCAAAGTTATCATCAATGAGTTCAGCGATGTAGAGCGCCAGTGAGTTGAGGTCGTTGCGTTGTAGGTCTTCACCGATCTGGGTGAGTTTCTCTTCGTATGTCATTTCTTGTTTCCTTTGTTTCTTTGTTTGTGCTCGTATCGTGAGCGGTGCCCGGATGCGCTCCGGGCGGGCGGTTGATTGATGGCGAATGCTAAACGATGTAACCCAAATACTTGAAGGTTTTGCGACACACGACAGCAATGAAAGCGCGCTTAGCATAGCAATTCATCATGCTTTGCTCATAGGTGAAGCGCTCGCATGGTTTGAGGGCAAAGAAAATTTGATCTATTTCTTCGACACTTCGGAAGCCTGATCTGTCCTTGATGAATCGTGGGTGAATCGTAAGGTGTGTCATTTCTTGTTTCTCCTTGTTTCGCGTCGCGTCTCTGCGACAGTTATGTTTTAAAACAATTCCCTAGATCTTTACAAGATGTTGGCTTATATGTTTTAAAGAAACAGGCTCTTTTTTTTGAAGAAAAGTACTTAAGGAGAAAAAGCAATGGGAAAACCAATAGTTGGATTCAGTCTCGATGATGAGCTTTTGAAAGATATTGATGAGTCCGAGGACTATCTTCCGGCAAATTGCAAAGGTGCATCACGCTCAGAGCTCATACGCACGTTGATCGTACGCGGTCTTAATACGCTTGATAGACCCGCAAAGCACTATGACCTCAGTGAGATGATTGGGGACTTTAGCTTTGGTGATACCGATACCAGGAAAATCACATGCCCGGCGTGCGAAGGTGAGTATTTGCATTTGATTAAAGTTGAAGATCATACTGACTCGCCGAGTGATGGGCGCTACTCGACCAAGTTGCGCTTTCACTGCGAGCATGGGCATGACATCCAGATTGATTGCTTTCAGTACAAGGGCTCTACCTTTATGCAGGTTGAGCGGTTTGCGGATTGGGAAGAGTTCGGGAAGATTGCAGAGTGATGACAGCGCGCCCAGGGCTGGATTCTGGACACGCCATCGGGAGGGAACTAATGAGTGATTTAATAAAGATTTTCGGTGGGAAATTCAATGCGGAACCAAGACCGGTTGAGCTGCTGGATGTTCTTTGTTTAAGATAAATACCTCCCCTGATTAAACGTGATAAAATTATAAAAGTTATTTACAGGAATGCGCATCAGGATCTAAAACTGAGCCAGGAGGTAATTCTATGAAAAAAACAATCGGAGTTTATGTTGAAGAGGAAGTAATCCAAGAGCTGGATGAGTTGTTGGAGCTACTTAAGTTGAGGACCGGGAGCCAGGAGCCTGACATGATGCTGGTTAAGGATCTCAAGAGATCAGATTTAATTCGATCAGCTTTAGATGTTGGTCTGCATCATCTTAGAAAAAGCATAGAGAACACGAATCAAAACCTGGAGGCCGTGCGCCAAAGGATAGAAGCCAAGAAGCGCTAATCTTCTCATCGGGGGGAACATCATGACAGATCTATCGAAGATCTTCGGCGGGCCTTTCAAGGTTGCGACAAAAGCCGTTGAGCCACCAGAAATACAACTAAGGGAAGCCATAAAAAAGGAGGGATTGACCCCTCCGGAGGTCATCAAGATTGATGGCGAAATTCAGCGATTTGATAGTGACGAAAAGGGTGACAAGGCTGGATGGTACGTCGCTTATCCGGATGGCGTGCCTTCGGGCTCATTCGGATGTTGGCGAGCTGGTGCTAAATGGAATTGGCGGGCCGATATCGGACGTGAGCTCACACCAGAGGAGTTGCGTGAAAGCAGAGCCGCCATCGAGCGAGCCAAACAGGTAAGAGAGCAAGAGTTAAAGAGAAGGCATGAGGAAACCCGTGGAGAGGTTACTGCGATTTGGGAGCAAGGGCTCGAGGCCAATGATGATCACGATTACCTCAAAAGAAAGAAGATCAAAGCACACGGAACAAGAGTGAACCAAGATGGTCGGTTGATGGTGCCAATTTATAACCAGGCATCTCAATTAAGCTCGATTCAATATATCTCGCCAGGCGGTGAAAAGCAGTATCATCCAGGCGGGAAGGTTGGCGGTTGCTATCACACACTCGGGATGCCTAGTGACATCATTTACATTGCGGAGGGTTTTGCTACCGCTGCAACCATTAGAGAGTTTACGGATTCGATGGTGGTGGTAGCGTTCTCCGCAAATGGGTTGCCCACGGTAACCGGGATCATCAGAGAGACTTTCGGAGCTGGTCAGCGAATTGTCATCGTCGCAGACAATGACGTTGGCGGTGTAGGTCTCGCCAAAGCTAATCAAGCGGCTTCAAGGCATGGGGCGCACATTGCAATACCTCCAGAACCTGGAGACGCCAACGATTACCACAATGCGGGTAATGACCTATCTGAGATCTTAACCATCAAGGCTAGTGATTACCTTGTCAGAGCAATCGACTATGCGCAGCAACCAGCTCCGCTCGCTTGGCTGGTCAAGTCATGGGTACAAGAGAATGCGCTTATGATGGTGCATGGGCCATCAGGCAGCGGCAAGACCTTTATTGTTCTGGATTGGTGCCTGCGGATAGCTTCAAAGCTCAAAGACTGGCGAGGTCATAAGGTTAAGGATGGGTCTGTTGTCTATCTAGCAGGGGAAGGCCACCATGGGATCAAAGGACGGATTGCCGCATGGTTACATCACCACAAAATTGATGATCTCGACATGTGGTTATCTCGTGCAGGTTGTGACCTCAACACCGAAGCCGGTTACCACCAGGTAAGCGAATCCCTTCGAGAGCTACCGACTAAGCCCAAGCTCATCGTGGTTGATACGTTGCATCGCTTCCTTCTCGGTGATGAGAACAGCGCTCAAGATGCCAAGACCATGTTGGATGCGTGCGCCAATCTAATGGAATCCTTCGACTGCTCAGTGCTGCTCGTGCATCACACCGGTGTCAGTGATGACGCTCAGCACCGAGCTCGAGGCTCAAGTGCCTGGCGCGGTGCGTTGGACATCGAGGTGAGCGTGGTGCCCGCCAAAGGTGATAAGCCGATTGAGATTGTGCAGCGTAAGAGCAAAGACGCCGAGCTGGCGATGAGTCACCAGTGTGAGCTTCAGCAAGTAGTGATCCCTGGTTGGTTCGATGAGGACGGTGAACCAGTGCACTCAGCAATCGTGGGCGAAGCAAACTATACACCAGTCAATGAAAAACTTGCGATAAGGAAAGATAGGTTTGCTCGAGCATGGCAAGACAATGATTGCCCATTGGACCCCGATAGACGCCCATGGCTTAGCTCGAGGCAGCTTCGAGAGTGGCTCATCAACACCGAGGGACTTAAACCGTCAACGGCTGAGAGCGAGGTGAAGGCTTCAAAAACTGGCCGTCTGCTGAATGTTTTGATTGAGGAGAATTTGATCGAATCTAGGAGCGTTGGGTGGTCGGTATGTGATGAAGAGTGGGCGGGATTCTTGAATATTTCTCGGCTCTCAAGACCCTAGGGGGGCAAAGGGGGGTTTGCCCCCTTTAGGGCAAAGGGGGGCAAATGACTGGCCGTGTGTTTTCAATGACTTACAAGAGGGCTTGCCCCTATTTGCCCCCTTATTTGCCCCTTTCCGTGTCCAAGGGGGCAAGGGGGGCACACACCCTTTAGGGTGTGCCCCTTTGCCCCCCTATTTGCCCATGCCTAAATTGATCCCGTTTCGGGGTGCTTTTTATCCGTGCGGTGTCCCACTTGAGAGATGAAATCCGCGTTTAGTTAGTAGGAGGTGAAGAGATGCCAATCAAAGATTTACTCAAGAGCAAAGATGATCCCTTTCGCAATGCCGGTCCAATGGACTTGAGCCAGTGGCGGAGAATACCAGGGCTCTACCGTCGGTGGGAGTTTGCCCAGCTCGTGAACGATCACGACTCAATCAGCTTCGAGCTCGCTGGTGAGACAAAGGACGGCACCGAGCTTTGGGCGCTCTATCGATTCGAGCCATTGAAAGAATTGTGAGCACCGCTGGCGTTGATGGTGCGAAGTGTGCGATGCTGGTGCCGTCGGAGTTCGCCGACCGGTCAACGTCAACTCTTTAATCGCATCAAATTACTGGTGGCGTTGACCACGGCGGATCTCAAAGGCAGGATTGAGCATAAGGGGGAGCTATGCTCGGAGGGGTGAAGAAAAAGCCGTGGCTCGTGCTCGAGTACCGACCAGGGCCAGGTCATCACTGGCGCACAGTGTCGGCGCTGCATGATAGTCTCGAAGATGCTTATGACTCTCTGCGTCAATTATGGGGACCGAGGACTGAGGTTCAGATGTACATCCCTCAAGAGGTCGCGGCGCTCTATGACGCTTTCGATGTGGAGGCTGATTGATGGCGGTGAAGAATTGCAAAGCCAAGGGCACCAGGGCCGAGCACCGGTGCATGAAGCAGCTCGAGGCGCTTGGCTACCGATGCACAAGAGCCGCGGCGTCGCTCGGTGAGTGGGACATCATCGCGATCGGTGCCAGCGATACGAGGCTTGTTCAGGTGAAGTGCAATCGTCGGCCAGGCTCGGCGGAGATGGCGAGGCTCAGAGCCTTCCAGTGCGGTGAGCTAGTCAGCAAAGAGGTGTGGGTTTATAAAGACGGAAAACCGAGAGAGCCGATCGTGGAGGTGCTTTGATGGCTGAGAAAAAGAAGGGACCAGGTAGGAAGCACAAAGAGCTCACCGAAGAGATGGAGCGACGGTTTCTTGATGCCATCCGAGTCGGCTGCCCTATTAAGGATGCGTGCGGTTGTGCGGGCATCTCAGAGTCTCTTTTCTATGGTTGGATGGTTGAGGCAGACGAAGGCAAAACGAAGCGCTCAGGCCGTTTGATGGAATTTAAGAAGCGCATTAAAGAGGTTGAGGGCGAGGCAACTTCCAACTGGCTGGCGGTTATTGAGGAAGCAGCCCGCAACGGCACTTGGCAAGCAGCGGCTTGGAAACTCGAACGGCGTCGAGGTATGACGCAAACAGTCAAACAAGAACTCAGCGGTCCAGACGGTGGACCGATTAAGCAGGAAACAAGTGATGCCCGTGACCAGCTCTTGGCTCGATTGGCTAGCATCGCAGAGCGAAGCGAAGAGGACTAAGATTCTCGGCGAGCTTAGCGATGACGAGATCACGCTCTTGATGAGCGACTGGCGCTTTACCGCCAGACCGGAGCAGCTCGCGCCCAATACCGCGTGGCGCACTTGGTTGCTCATGGCTGGTCGAGGTTTCGGAAAGACTCGATGCGGCTCCGAGTTTGTGATTGACGAAGTGCGTCAAGGTAGAGCTAAGCGCGTCGCGCTCGTAGGTCGTACCGCTGCCGATTGTCGTGACGTGATGGTTGAGGGCCAGAGCGGCATCTTGGCGTGCTCACCAGATGACTTCAGACCAGAGTACGAGCCATCCAAAAGGCGGCTCACTTGGCCCAATGGTGCGGTTGCTTCGACCTACAGCGCCGACAAGCCCGACCAGCTCCGAGGGCCACAGCATGATCTCGCGTGGGCTGACGAGCTTGCAGCCTGGCAGCGGTGGGATTCTTGGGACCAGTTGCAGTTTGGGATGCGACTCGGTGACAACCCCCGCACTATCGTCACCACCACGCCAAGACCGCTCACCGCTCTCAAGCGTCTAGCCGATGCTGATGACACGCACGTGACGCGAGGACGCACGACTGACAACATGCACAACCTGGCGGCGTCCTTCATTGCTGCAATTCATGACCGGTATGCAGGGAGCACACTGGGCCGACAAGAGCTTGAAGGCGAACTCCTCTCGGAGCTGCCCGGTGCTCTCTTCGCACGTCGAGACATCGAAGAGAACCGGTGCAAAGATGCTCCATCGATGCAGCGCATCGTGGTCGCCATCGACCCCGCAACAACGAGCAAAGAAGGCAGTGATGAGAGTGGCATCGTGGTTGTGGGTATGGCTGGCCGTGACTTCTACGTACTGGCTGACCTTAGCTTTAAAGGCACGCCCGAGAAAGTCTGCCGAAGAGCTATCGAAGCCTACAACGACTTCAGAGCAGACCGAATCGTAGTCGAGGCAAACCAGGGCGGCGATACCTGGCGCACCATCATCGAGGGCATCAACCCGACGGTTGCGATTAAGAGCGTTCACGCATCGCGAGGTAAGCAAGCTCGAGCTGAGCCCGTCGGTGCCAGATACGAGCAAGCCCGCGT